GTAAAGCCCGTACAGGGGGTGTACGAACCCTACACCTTACACAAACTATCTAAACATGGAAGGGCTGTCATGCGTAAGGCTATGCTCCCTGAGACACTACGATTAATGGATTTAAGAAGGACAGGAGTAACACAAATGGTGGATGCAGGTGTACCATTAGGGCAGATTATGGCAGTCACAGGACATACACATGTGTCTTCTGTGCAACCATACATGAAACATACATACACAAGTGCAAATTCAGCATTGACACAGAGAACAGATAGTTTAGAATCTACGAAGTAGTAACAAAGAAAGTGATACATTATGAATGTAAATAATATTATAAATGATTTATCACTTGTAAATGGTGAGACAAGAAGATTAGATTGTCCATCATGTAATAGAACTAATACATTTACAGTGACTAATAATATGGGAACAATACTATATAATTGTTACAGTAATAGTTGTAGTCTGTCTGGTAAGAAGAATGTAAACTTAAGTAGTGAAGATATACGTAAGTGTATCAGTCATACAACTAAAGAGTATACTGTACCGTTTATAAAACCAGACTGCCTAGTAAAAGATAACAAAGCAATAGCTGTATTCTGTAAGCAATGGGATATAGACCCTGATGAACTAGGTCTGTTGTATGATGTAAAGGAATCTCGTGTTGTATTTCCAGTGCTAGAGTCAGGTGTTATGGTTGATGCTAGTGGCAGAAGTATCACACACCGAATACCAAAGTGGAAACGATATGGTAAAAGTAGCTTGCCTTATAGTTATGGTAATGGTAGTGTGGCTGTAGTTGTTGAGGACTGTATAAGTGCTGCAATTGTAGGTAGTGATGTATATGTCGGGGTCGCTGTGTTGGGTACATCCCTATCAGAAGAACACAAGAGGTTCTTATCACAGTTCTCAACAGCCATTGTAGCTTTAGACCCTGATGCATTACCTAAGACACTACAATTTACTAAAGAACTAAGGGGATACGTTGACACTGTAGTTGCCTTTAAACTAACTAATGATTTAAAATATAGACACCCTAACGACATTGAAAAACTAACAACACTAGGAGTAAAATATGGAATTAACATTAATACGTAGTCTAATGGATAGAGACTTCTATGATGATCACAAGGGTGCAAAGTGTCCTGACAGATTATTTAGTAAGGATGTACGTAAGATTAAAAATGCTGTAGATTTAGCTATGAAAAGATACGAGCGTACTGTTACACCTGCTGAGATTGAAGCTCTGTTTATGTCTAACAATGCTCAACTTACTACAGCACAGAAACAGGCATACACATCTCTGTTTAACCAGATAAAGAAAGAACCCCTAATGGGTAATGACATAGCACAGGAAGTTCTGTCTAAATTATTTCAACAGGTAGTAGGTGAAGACGTAGCTAATCTAGGATTTGAAATGGTCAATGGTACTATGTCTAACCTAGAGCCTATACGTAATATACTAGAACAGTATGGTGATGACTTCACTCCTGACTTAAACATTGAATGGGATAACATGGATGTTGAGACATTGCTTGCTAAGAATGATCTTGAAGCACGATGGACATTTAATATACCTACACTTACACGTAAGATAGAAGGTGTGAACGAAGGACATCTGATTGAAGTGGGTGCTAGACCTAACACAGGTAAAACATCCTTCCATGCTAGTTTAGTTGCAGGGCCAAATGGTTTTGCCCAGCAGGGTGCTAAGTGTATCATACTATGTAATGAAGAAGGTCCACATCGTGTAGGTGCTAGATACTTAACAGCAGCTACAGGTATGACGATGCATGAAGTAAAGGCTAACCCCAGTAAGGCAAGGGATATATACTCACCCATAAGTGATAATATTAAAGTTAAAGATTCTACAGGTAGAGACATGTCTTGGGTAGAGAGTATGTGTAAATCATATAAACCCGACATAGTTATACTAGACATGGGAGATAAGTTTTCTAAGGCAGGTGGTTATGCTAGACCAGATGAAGCACTCAAGGCTAATGCCATACATGCACGACAGATAGCCAAGCAACATGGATGTGCTATCTTTTATATGTCACAGCTATCTGCTGATGCAGAGAACAAGGTTGTATTAAATCAGGCTATGATGGAAGGCTCACGTACAGGTAAGGCTGCTGAAGCTGACCTAATGATTCTGATAGCTAAGAACCCACCTGTTGAAGGACAGGAAGAAGAAGATACACAAAGACATTTGAATGTAGTTAAAAATAAACTGTCAGGGTGGCATGGTATTGTACACTGTGAACTAAACTACAGAACTGCAAGGTATGAAGTATGACACAACAGGAACTATTTATAGTAGAAGAACTACCAGAAGAATATATAGAAGACAGTATTATATGCATAAAGTGTGATGTACGTCAACCTTTATATAATTTTCACAGCCCTTTAGCTAGTGGGGAAATAAAAAGAACATGTAAATCTTGTAAGAGTGGGCATGGTAAAGTTATATATAATCTAAAGAATGAGAACCCTTACCCAGATAAAGATTATAGGTGTCCGATATGTACTAGAAATGTAGAAGAACTTAGTAAAAATGGAAAATCTAAAATGAGTACGTGGGTTTTAGATCACTGCCATGCTACAGATACCTTTCGTGGTTGGGTGTGTTCACATTGCAACAGGGGTTTAGGTGGATTTCAAGATGACTTGACAGCAGTTAAAAAAGCTGTTAAATACTTAAAGAGGCATAAGGAGAGTTTAAATGATGCACAAACCACCAAGGATTAAGTACTATGTAGAGTATGAGATCAATGCAGAACATGACACAGAGAGTATAACTTTGTTTGCTCATGGGCCACAAATGGTACTGGATATACTTGATAGCTATATTGTAGCTAAGATAGAGGAAATAGAATGAATGTTGTAACAGTTTTAGATGTAGAGAACACTACTATTAAACGTAACAATAAACTTATGCTTGATCCTTTTGAGGCAGAGAACTCATTGACAATGGTAGGTATGTTAAACCACTCTGGAGAAAAGATAGTTACGTTTGATCATAGTGAGCAACAACCTACTACTGAGGGTGGAAGTATTGTCCAAAACATTCTGGATGATACCCACCTCTTGGTGATGCAGAATGCTATACATGACTTAACTTGGCTGTGGGAATCTGGTTTTACTTACACTGGAGATATCTTTGATACCATGCTTGGTGCTTATATAATACAACGAGGACAGAAAGAACCATTGAGTCTGGAGTATTTAGCAGAACGATACAACTGTGATACACAGAAGATGGGTACACTAAAGGATTACTTCAACAGAGGATACACTACCAGAGAGATACCACATGATGAGTTGTCGCAGTACTTGTCTGCTGACCTACATGCTACTATGGAGTTGTATGATAAGATAAATGATCAGCTTAACACACACGATACAGGCTTAGTGGATACCGTCAAACTAACCAATCAAATATGTGTACATCTTGCACGTATTTATCAGAAGGGTTTTAATGTTAATCAAGAAGCCCTTGAAGAAGTACGTAAAGAGTTTGAAGCTGAGAAGCAAGAGTTGTTAGCTAAGTTACAGTTGCAAGTGCATGAGCTAATGGGTGACAGACCGATTAATTTAAATAGTCCAGAGCAGTTATCGTGGATTATATACAGTAGAAAACCAAATGACAAACCTATGTGGGCTAACTCATTTAGTTCAAGGCTAACCCCAACTGAGTTTAGATCTATTACTAAGCAGAACTCTGTTGTATTATACAAACAAAAGGCACGACAGTGTAATACATGTAGGGGTACAGGTAAGGTACGTAGAACTAAGAAGAATGGCACACCATTTGTTAAAACAAGTAAGTGCTTAGAATGTAAGTCAGAAGGGTATCTCTTTACTAATACAGATGCTATAGCAGGTTTAAAGTTTGCTGCACCTAACCCAGATTGGGTGAGCGCACACGGATTTAGTACCAGTAAAGACAACCTTATAAAGCTAGAGACTAATGCTAGAGAAAGAGATTTTCAGACTGCTGTTGTATTTTTGCAACGGGTTAGAAGATTATCAGCACTAGATACATATTTATCTAGCTTTGTTGATGGTATATCTACACACATTAAATCAGATGGTATGCTACACGTTCAGTTACTACAACACAGGACAGGTACAGGCAGGTTATCTGGGGCTAACCCCAACATGCAGAACATGCCACGTGGTCAGACGTTTCCTGTAAAGAAAGTGTTTGTGTCACGATGGGAAGGTGGTAAAATACTTGAGGCAGACTTTGCACAGTTAGAGTTTAGAGTTGCTGCATTTCTTAGTCAGGATAAGATAGCTATACAAGAAGTGTCAACAGGCTTTGATGTACACAGTTATACAGCTAAAGTTATCAGTGATGCAGGGCAGAAGATATCACGACAAGATGCAAAGGCACATACGTTTGCTCCCTTGTATGGTGCAAGTGGATTTGGTAGGACAGAAGCAGAAGCGTCCTATTATCAACAGTTTACTACTAAGTACAAAGGTATATCAGAGTGGCATAAGAGATTAGCTAATGAAATACTTACTACTGGTAAAATAAAAACACCATCTGGTAGAGAGTTTACATGGCCCGATGTACAGCGTAGACGGAATGGAAGTGTGACATATTTCACACAGATAAAGAATTATCCTGTTCAATCCTTTGCAACTGCTGACATTGTACCCATATCTCTGATATACATAGATAAGTTATTAGAAGCAAATAAGATGAAGAGTTGTATAGTCAATACAGTACATGATAGTATAGTTATTGATGTACATCCAAATGAAGTAGATAAGGTAATAAGAATAGTAAAAGCAACGAATGATAATCTAATTAATATAGTAAATACTAAATGGAATATAGACTTTAATGTACCTTTATTATTAGAGGCAAAGATTGGAGATAATTGGCTTGACACAAAAGATGTGGCATGATATAACTAAGAACCTTATGAGATATAACAGGAGAAATAAATGAACGAGATAGCAAATATAAATACTAATGACTATGCATCAATGGCTAAAGCTATGGGCATGGTAATGGATACAGGAGCTAATAAAGAAAAAGCAGATGCACTAGCACGTGTACGTATTAACCACTCACCCATCATGGGTAGGTCAGAAGTCAAAGGTAAGATGGTTAATGTAGAAGTTGTGAGTGGTGGTACATACAAACTGGACATACCAGATGGACCAACATACTACTCTGACACAGCTACGATACGTCCTTACATGCAGAGGTTTATGCACAAGCGTTTTGTGATGAAGACTGATGTTACACCTAACAGGTACATTAAAACTATTATGGCTGACAACTTGAATGTTGATCTGAAAGATAATGATGGTGGTTTTAATTGTGGTAAACCTGCAGGGTATATACAAGACTTCAAGTCTTTACCTGAGAAGATGCAAGACCTTCTAAAGCAGATCAAGCGTGTACGTGTACTGTTTGGTACTATAGAGTTAGACAATCCTGTAGATGAGACAGGTGCATCAGTTACTATAGGTGCTACGCCATTCATATGGGAAGTTGAGAACAGAGATGCTTTCAAAACCTTTGGTACAAATGTGTTTAATAAACTTAATAAGATGAAACGTCTTCCTATACAGCACTATGTTAAGTTAGCTACAGAGGAGCGTAAGTTACCTAATGGTAATTGTTTTTATCTTCCATCTGTTACACTTGACCTGTCTAACACCCTTGATATGGATGATGAAGCACAGGAAATATTTGCTAACTTCCTAGCATGGGTAGCTAACTACAATGGTTATATAACTAATGCATGGAATGAAAGTATGCATAAACATCAAGAGGTTGATAAGAGTACTGTTGATGAGTTCATTGACATAACTGCAGAGGAATTTGCTTAATGAAAAAAGAGTCAGAGTCAGAACACTGGTATAGTAAAACAGGAGAATCTGCTTATACTATTGTTGGTTCAAATGGTAAGGAACGTAACACAAACTTACGGGATGCTAGGAAACATGGTTATGTACCATCTGTTACTACCATCCTTGGTGTTGCAGCTAAACCTGCTTTAGAGAACTGGAAAATAAATCAGGCTCTGAACTCTGCACTTACATTAAAGAAACAAGACGATGAAAGTATAGACCAATTCTTTTACAGGTGTAAAGAACACTCAAAGAGTACAGGCAAAGAGGCAGCAGAGATGGGTACAACCATCCACGCCATGATAGAGCAAGGGTTTGCAGGTGGGGCAGAGACTAAGCCCTACCTAGCAATCAAGAAGTACTTAGACGAGACATTCCCTGATGAGACATGGACTGCAGAGGATTCATTCTGTGCTGACTTAGGGTATGGTGGTAAGATAGATCTACACTCTGATACAGGTATCTTTGTTGACTTTAAAACTAAGGACAACTTAGAAGCTAAGAAGAAGTCACCTTCTAGTTTAGTATTTCCTGAACATGGTATGCAACTATCAGCCTATGCTGAAGGATGTA